GAAGATAGTAGAGAAGGTTGGGTAGAAATAATAAGAACAATAATAGATGCATATTTAGGGAAAGGAGCACTACCAGATAAGATAGATTATTCTCAGGTTAGGGCTTATGGAGAACCAATCAGAACTTTTGGTGGAACGAGTTCTGGACCACTACCTTTAAAACAATTGGTAGAAGAAGATATCCATATTGTTCTCAAGCCTTTAATTGGTCAATCTATTACATCTACTGCTATCGTTGATATATTTAATGCTATAGCTAGATGTGTAGTCTCAGGAAATATTAGAAGATCAGCTTCAATTGCACTCGGAGACCCATCAGACATAGATTTTCTACATCTCAAAGACCCATCAATAAATAGCGAGCGTATGAAGACTTGGGGCTGGGCATCAAATAATAGTATCTTAGCCGAATTAGGAATGGATTATTCTAAAGTAGCAGAACTCACCATTAATAATGGTGAACCTGGATATTTTTGGTTAGAAAACGCTAGAAACTATGGTCGAATGGCTGACCTAAAACATAGCCAACCAGATAACAGTATTATCCTTACAAATCCTTGCGGGGAGGTAAGTCTTGAAAATGCTGCATTCTGTTTAGTCCCAGAGACCTTTCCAGCCCGACATGATACATTTGAACAATATAAGAGAACTCTAAAGTTTGCTTACTTATTTGCTAAAACAGTTACCCTTCTCCCTACCCACTATGCGAGATCAAATGCAGTATTACTACGAAGTAGACAGATTGGTCTCTCTATGAGTGGTATTATTCAAAGTATTCAAAAGCATGGAATTAGAAAACATTTACAGTGGTGTGATGAAGGATACAAATATCTCAGACACTTAGACCAGGTCTATTCAGACTGGCTTTGTATCCCGCGTTCCAAAAAGCTAACGAGTGTTAAGCCAAGCGGTTCAATAAGTCTTCTCCCTGGGGCTACACCAGGAATTCATTTTCCTATAGCTAAACACTACTGGCGAACTATTAGGATGGATGCATCATCCGAGCTAGTAGACAAGCTCAAGAAAGTAGGATATAGAATCGAACAAGCAGAAGGACATAACACAGTAGCCGTATACTTCCCTGTTCGGGAAGAGAACTTCTCTCGCGCCCGAAAAGATGTGAGTATCTGGGAACAATTAGAATTAGTGGCCCAGCATCAGGCTTATTGGAGTGATAACCAGGTTTCATGTACAGTGACTTTCAAACCAGAAGAAGCAAAAGACATTAAAAGAGCACTAGAACTTTATGAAACTCGTTTAAAATCAGTTAGTTTCCTTCCTCTCACAGACCACAAGTATGAGCACGCTCCATACCAGCCTATAACATTATCTCAATATACAGAGGCTTTAAGTAAGCTAAATCCCATAAAATGGAAAGGCTTTCAGGAAACAGAGGGTCATGTACATAAGTATTGTGATGGGGAGGGATCTTGCAGTGTTATAACAGAGGACCAAGACTAAAATTTTATTCATTGTATCCTTCTTATTTCTTTAGTAATATCACATGAATGGACAGATATGATGTTTGGCACAAATATAATCAAGTTAAATTCTACTTAAGTAGATATACCCCGAATCCAGAAGAATGTAGGATTCTAATTCTCAAGGTGACTGAGGAAGCAATGAGAGACTACCTTGGTTATTTTAATCATCCGTCAGGAAGTAAAAGAGAGCTATGGGATACAGCTAGTGGATTCATATTCGACGATGAGTATAGATTCATGTGGGGAGACAAAGAAGTATCTCCAGAGACTCTACTACAGAATGTAGACTTGGAGATAGAATATCTCAGGCGCAGCGCGATAAAACAATTTAAGGGCAAGCATGGGACGTAAGAAGAAGGAAGTAGAACAAGAAAAATCACAGATTTCAGGACTAACCCTGGCCCGACAATCTTTAGAAAAAGAATACCCAGGGGCAATCTTTACTGGTAACTCCGGAAGCTCGCTGAATATAGAGCGCTTTAGCTCTCAATCTGTTGGTATTGATAGAGCCCTAGGCGGCGGCTGGCCAAGAGCAAGACATGTAGAATTACTAGGAATGGAGGGTTCTGGGAAAACAACAGTAGCCCTTCATGCAGTAGCTGAAGTTCAAAAGCTTGGTGAGAATGCTCTTTATGTTGACATGGAACATGCATTAGAGCCAATCTATGCTACTACAATTGGGGTAGATTGGGATAATCTCCTAATTTCACAACCAGATTGTGGCGAAGACGCTCTAAACATTCTAGAGACAGTCATTAGATCAAATGAGATATCTTTAGCAGTAGTAGATAGCGTAGCAGCTCTCGTACCACGTCAGGAATTAGAAAAACAAATGGGCGAGAGTAATATGGGTAAGCATGCAATGCTCATGTCCCAAGCAATGAGAAAGCTGACTGGCATTATCCATAAAGTAGGCTGTACTATTATCTGGATAAATCAAATTAGACAGAAGGTTGGGGTTGTCTGGGGTAATCCAGAGGTTACTACAGGTGGCCTTGGACTTAAGTTCTACTCTACAGTTAGAGTAGACATCAGACGCATTGGCCTTAACAAAAATGGAACAGATATAGTAGGGAATAGAACAAAGATTAAAGTTGTCAAAAATAAGGTCTATCCACCATTTAGGGAACATGAGTTTGATATCACCTATGGACAGGGAATAGACAAGATAGCAGACTTATTAGACACAGGAGTAGGAATGGAAATTATCACTAAGTCTGGGGCATCATACAAGATGGACGAAGAAGCCCTTGGTTATGGCCGGGATAAGACTATTGAGCTACTCCGATCTGACCCAGCGAAATGTGAAGAAATATATCAAAGAATAGTATGTCCCTAAATGGTTTCAGCGGAGCTGGATACCACTCTCCCCACTACATAGGAGAGGTCTGGTTCAAGAATAGACTATGTAAGCTTCATATATGGATAAAAGAAGAAGAATACATAGTTGAGCTAACAGATAAAGATAACAATCTAGTCAAATATATACTTCTGACTTGGAAAGGTTCTGAAATAAATGGCCTCCTCGCCCATATACTCTACAATAATGAGTTTCTATCTGAGAAGGAGAAAACTATTCCCCCGGCTAAGAAAACAAGGTGGGAATTAATCCTACAGGAGCAGTAGTGAATCCCAAGGACTTTGTCCATCTTCATGTCCATGACCATTTTTCTCTTCTGGATGGAGCTATGAAGATACCAGACCTTGTAAGCCGAGTAAAGACATTAGGGATGCCTGCAGTAGCAGAGACTAATCATGGCAATCTCTATGGGTCAATAGAGTTCTATAAGGAATGTAGGAAACAGGGAGTCAAACCTATCTTGGGCTGCGAGGTATATGTAACTGACAACCCAGACAACACTCCTCAAGAACAAAAAGTCAAAGATAATAGACATATGGTCCTTCTCTGTATGAACCAGACAGGATGGAGGAACCTCATTTGGATGATAAACCAGGCTAATCTATATAATTTCTACTATAAGCCTCGTATATGGTGGGGGCATTTACTCACTCATAATGAGGGTTTAATAGCTACTAGTGCCTGTTTGGCAGGAGTTGTTGCCCGCCGTTTAGATACAGAAAAGGGTATTAGAGGATTCCTATACGATAAGGAGACCAAAACAGCCCAAGACACTCAAGGCGAAGGCAAGAGAAGAGTCCTTGAACTCAAACATATCTTTGGAGATAGGTTCTATTTAGAGATTCAACCTCACGATATGTGGGAGGTCAGAGAGTTTAACAAATGGGACATTTCCACCGCGCGGGAGAATGATATATCATTAGTCCTAACTACAGATGCTCACTACTTAACCGCCGAAGATGCTCCAACTCACTCATTTCTAATGGCTCAACAGCTCAAGATGACATTTACTGATTATAAATCCAGCGGAGTCCTTAGCTATAATGGTAAGTTCTATATCCGGGAACAGGAAGAAATGTTTCGAGAAGCAGTTAAACTGGGAGTGGAACAAGCATTCTGGAATACCATAGAGATAGCAGAGAGGTGTAACCTGGAGATTCCTATTAGAAAATATCAGATACCTTTCTATGACATCACGAAAGCAGAGGATTATGACGAGTTCCTACAATCAAGTAGATGAATACTTCAAGTTTAAATGTTGGAAGGGACTAAAGTCTCTTGAGCTAGATAACAAACAGGAGTATAGGGACCGTCTAACCTATGAGCTAGATGTTATTATCCCTATGGGATTTGCAGGATACTTCCTCATAGTCCAACATATTCTCAACTGGGCAAGAGACAATAATGTCTATATTGGTTTTGGAAGGGGGAGCGTGGCCGGCTCTCTAGCATCGTATTGCTTAAATATTACTGGACTGGACCCTATTAGATGGGGTCTCTACTTTGAAAGGTTCATAAACCCAGACAGAATTAGTATGCCAGATATCGATTCTGATATAGAAGATAGGTATAGAGACAAAGTAGTCCAGTATGTAAAGGATTGGCTAGGAGAAGATAGAGTAGCAAACATAGGAACTTTTGGCCACTTAAAGGCAAAAGCAGCTGTTTTAGCAGCCCAGAGAACCCTTGGTCTCCCATATGCCGTAGGAAATGAGCTATCTAAGCTCCTCTTAGGTAATATTCATGGTAAGCCCCAGAAACTAACTGATTCTATTAACAAAATCTCCGAGTTAGAGAAGGTACACAAATCTAAAACAGAAAAGGGAGATGTTCTCCGTTGGGCAGAAAAGATAGAAGGCTTTGTAGCTGATAACGGTACCCACGCTAGCGGATATGTAATTTCAAATGAGAGCCTACTAAACTCTGTTCCCCTCTTCGTTGATAAAGACGGGAGACACGTATCCCAGTGGGGGATGGATAGTATTGAAGACGTTGGTCTAATTAAATATGACTTCCTAGGATTAGATGCTCTAACCAAACTACATATCTGTACTGACCTAGTGAATAGGAATGGTACTACCTTTAACTCATTTAAAATCCCTCTAGACGATGAACAAACTTTTGAAAATCTTAGACAGGGAGACAATATAGGTATTTTCCAATTAGGTGCATCAGGAGGAATGAAAGACCTTCTAATTAAAATGCGGCCTACATGCATAGAAGACCTATCTATGCTTGTAGCTATTTATCGCCCAGGCCCCCTCCAAAGCAAGAGTCTTCAAGACTATTTAGCAGTAAGAGCCGGACTCCAGAAACCACACTATTTAGTACCAGAATTAGAGCCGATACTCTCCCCAACTGGGTCAATGATGATTTATCAAGAGCAGAGCATGACTATAGCAAAGGAGCTATGCGGATATACAGGAGCAGAATCTGATTCTCTCCGTAAGGCTATTGGGAAAAAGAAACAAGACCTAATGGACCAGCACGAAAAGAAATTTAAAGCTGGATGGGTAAAAAATGGATTGCTAGAAGACAAAGGTAACCAACTCTGGGACGATATAAATGCTTGTGCTAGCTACCAATTCAATGCGAGTCATTCTTACAGTTATGGTTTATTAACTTATCAAACAGCATACTGTAAGACTCACTATCCTACAGAGTATATGTGTGCTTGTTTAATTACTAAGTCTGATGATAAGGATGAAGTTATTAAACTTCTATCCGAGTGTAAGAGACTTGGTATAAACATTATGCCGCCCGATATAAACAAGAGTCAACTTTCATTTACTATTACAGACCCACAGACGATAGAATTTGGTCTCGGCCCCATCAAGAATATTGGAGAGGCTTCCATTAAAAAGGTCCTCGAAGAACGTGACAGGAGACCATTCGTTAGCTTACGTGATTTCTGCGAACGAGTAGACTTAGGTCTAGTGAATAGGTCCAAGCTAGATAGTCTCATATCAGCAGGAGCCTTTGATTGTTTTGGATATACGAGAAGAGCGATGCTCGAATCAGTTCAGGCCATCTGGGATTATAGAACTGAAAATAAGAAATACGAAAAGAAACTAGAGACTTATAGAAAGAGGTTAGATGCCTACATAGAAAGAGAGGAGGAGATAAAAGAAGGAAAGTTAAATAAGAGAGGTCAGAAGTTAAATCCTAAGAAGCTCCCTGAGAAACCAGAAGAACCTCAATGGCCTGCTATCATAGAATATGACGAGATGTCTCTTCAGGAGCTATTAAAATTAGAACACGAATTATTAGGGTTCTATGTAACTTCTCATCCGCTGAAGGGAAAGAAATCAAATAGGACAATCGAGTGGGCAAAGGAAGAATTAGGAGATAAGGAGAGAGTAGAGCTAACTCTCGTCCTCATCAAGAAGAATGAAATTACTACCAAAACTCGTAAGGAGAAGATGGCTTTTCTTCAGTTAGAAGACCTGACTGGAACAATAGAAGGTGTAATCTTTGCTAGTACCTATAGAAAATATGGAGATTTATTAGTAGAAGGTGACATAGTAGACCTTCAAGCTACAGTAGAAGTAACAGAGACAGAAGAGACCAAGATATCCAAATTGAATATATGGAAAGTAAGCAAACACGTTATACAAGGTCCCTCAGAGGGAGAAATTTTATCTCTATCCGTAAGGTTAGAGAATCTCCCAGGATTTCTAGACATCCTTAAAAAGTACCAAGGTGATACACACACTATCCGTGCTATATTTGAGAGTCAGGATGGGACACGGTGGTTAGCACCAACTAGGTATAAGGTTGGTAGCTTTAAGAATACAATTCTTCGTGAGGTAGCTCATCTAAATGAACAAAATACTGATACCATTGGGAGTAGGAATAGCGATAGGTAGTTGTATCTTTCCATTGCTCATCCAAGTTATTCCTTATCTCTTGTTGGCCGGTGGAGTATATCTAACCGTCCGTGCTCTAATTAAACATAGTGAGGACAATAATGACTAATTGGACCAGTGAAGAAATAGATATTTTGAATAAAAATAGGACTCTTTCTAATAAACAAGTCTTTGAGATATATAAAAACGTATTTGGAGCAGGAGTAAGAACCTATAACTCTATAACCCGACAACTGAGACGAATTAGAAATCAGAGAGATGACATTTCGAGAGCAGCAAGTAATGTTTATCCTAGCACGATTAGCTATGCTTCTCTCCCAGAAGAACCACTTCCCTCTGATATATGGGTTCCTACTCCCTTCCCCAAGCCTTGTACTCCAGCTGAGAAGGCCAAGAACACAAAGGATGCTCAAGAGTGGTTGAGAGGCTTAGTCAAGGAGCAGAGAGAGTACCCAGACCCTCTTCCTGCTAGACCAGTTCAGTCAGAAATTTCTAGCCTAGTGATAACCTTGTCTGACCTACACTTTGGAAAACAAACAGCTCAGTTTAGCTTGAGTACTGGAACTCATAGGCTAGCCGGGATGGCAGGTCAAATAGAAGCTGATATTGGGATGACCGTAGATGAAGTAGTGGTTCTTCTCATTGGAGACCTAGTAGAGGGAGAAGATATTTACTCTAATCAAAATGGGCAATTAGCATGTTCTGTCATTGAGCAGACAGAAGTAGCAACTACAGCTCTTTGGAATTTCCTCTGCCAGCTCGAAGAATTCTTTGACTGTCCTGTCAGAGTAGAAGCAGTTCCTGGAAATCATGGAAGAATGAGTAAGACCGCAACTACTGAATCTAATTGGGATAATGTAATCTGTAATAATCTAGTCTATTTGTCTGGAACGAGGGATAGGATTTCTGTAGTCAAAAACCATAGACTATTCAAGAGGTTCCAAGTAAAGGATAAGATAGGTGCTATCTATCACGAGGGAGTTAAGCACACAGGTACTCCAGCAATGCAGATTAGACTAGCTGGATGGATAACCAGTAAGCATTTGGACTTCATTTGTTCAGGTCACTATCACCAATGGCAAGTATCTGACTGGCTTGGCTCTATGATTATCCAGAACGGGTGTCTCTGTGGTCCAGATGACCTATCAGAGAAAATGGGCAAAGAAGGAAAAGCCCGACAGGGGTATTTCTTAGTCACCCCAGGACAGCCACTTCACAACTTTTCATTCATAGAGTGGTAGTTAAGTATATGAAAAGATTAGAGAATGGATCGTTTTCATCTTACGAGAAAGAGTTCCAACTGGAAGACAGGAGCAATTCCTGTCTCTACCAGTCCTAAGTCCACCTGTCCAAGTAACTGTAAACTAAGAGAAAAAGGGTGTTATGCTGAGGGTGGTCCTCTTGCAATTCACTGGTCTAAGGTCTCAAATGGGGAGAGAGGAACTACCTGGGATACATTCATCAAGGATGTATCCATGCTCCCACCAGAACAGCTCTGGAGACATAATCAAGCAGGGGATTTAAGGGGTAGTAAGAATAGGATTAACAGGACAGCCCTAAAAATGCTCGTAGAAGCTCAGAATGGGAAGAGGGGCTATACCTACTCACATTTTCCAGTAGAAGGCGACACAGGGCAATCTGAGCATAACAGAGAGCTAATAAAGTGGGCCAACCAAGAAGGATTCACCATCAATCTATCAGCAGACAATGTAGACCAGGCAGATAAGATGGTAGACCTGAATATTGGACCAGTGACTGTTACTCTTCCTTCAAACGTGGGGAATAAACCATTTAAAACTCCGAAAGGAAATAGAGTAGTTATATGTCCAGCTATAACTAAGGATACAACATGTGAGAAATGTGGTATCTGTGCAGAATCAAAGAGGAAATTCATTGTGGGTTTCCCGGCCCATGGAGCAAGAAAAGGAATGATAAAGTAGAATGCATTGGTTTAGACTAGCTTGGTGGAAATACCTCCTATCAGGAATCCAATTATGGCATAATGACTGGTCTGGAATGAATCCACTTCAACATATCTTATGCAGAGTAAAGGACCATCCAAATGGAGTGATTTGGTATAACCCATCGGGGCTGGAGCCAGACATGAGATGTAGAGACTGTGGAGATGATTTGGGATGACAAGAGACGATAGTTGGCACGCATCTACCTGTCAATGTCCAGATTGTTTAGAGTATTGTAGGAGGACAAGTATGGACTATATAGATAATTTATCCTGGTCTAATACTGATCCAAGAGATAGATATAGCTATACAAATCATATAGGAATTATTGTTCTCACTCCCGATGACATATTCTCGGCTTCTATAGAGACGAAGCACGGTTGGAATATATTCCTTAACCGTCGATTAAAAGATATGAGACAGATAGTCTTAGTAGATGAATCTTGGCCGCCTGAATGGAAATGGATAAGAGGGCCCATTTAAACCCTCAGAAAGAAGAAGAAAATGAAGTCTACTGGTGTGAAGGATTCCATATAGCAAAAACTGAAGAAGTGTCACTTATTAGAAAAGACCAGAAGCTCATTCGTAAGAAAGATATCAACCAGCTGAAGAAATATTCCAAGGAGAAATAAATGAAAGAACTATGGGTAGTATGGACTAATACAGACCTAACAGAAGGAAAAGGATATGAAGTCCCTCTCTATATATGTATGTTAGAAAGTACAGCTATCCGCCTTGCAAAAGGAGTAAATGTACAAGGCTCGGACGGGAGAATAAGTTCCATTGCTAATAATGGGGAAGGTACTCACGTTTGGGCTATAGCTCCTGTAAAAATAGTTTTCCCAAGCAAAGAAGATAAAGATAGAGAACTAAAGATACTTCAGTTCCGTGCAATTGCGAATAAGGCTTTAGAATTAGGCCTATCTACCGAAGAAATAAAGATACTAGCTCAGGAGTAAAGAAAGGAAAGCTAAATGATTTACAGAATCACTACAGAAATAGATACAGAGACAGGTAACTACGAGTTACTATTCAACAATCTAACAGATAAGGCTCAGGGGATCGACTACAATTTGGCTATGAAGGTTATGCACAAAATCTTCGGTGATTTTGAAAAGAAAACGGGTGGAAAAATATCCGTTGGAGCGGTAGAAATTAGAGGAGATAACTGATGCTTTCGGGAGACTTGCTCAATATTAGACGATCTCCACACTACCGTAAATCAGAAAGTAGATTATTAAAAGCTGGAAGAACCCTACTATACACACCTGGGTCAGATTATGAGTCTCCGTTAGAGTTGCTTTATCTTCACAAAGATATGATGGTCATCCTTTGGCGTGGATTTACGGGCTGGGCATCACTTGGAACAACTTTATACAATCCCTCAACATACTTCCTGGTCCAAATAGAAAAAATCGCAGATAATCAATTTAAAGTTCTAAAAGTCCTACGAGAAGAACAACCTGGCAAAAAATGGAGAGCAATAAAAAGTCTTCTAGTAGAAGAAGCAAATAGTCTTGGAAAGGAAAGCTAATGACTGACCCTTGGCATGACCTATGGGATATAGTTACCTCAGAAGATGAAGAACCAGCAGTAATCTCTGTCTCTCCAGAGGACCCGAATATAGTCTATCTGACATATTCTGATGGAAGCACTGGGACACTTGAGCTAAGAGGAGACTCTTGGCATTTCTGTGTGGACATGAGTATCTGTCCCTACGACGTAAAGGCGAGAGATACTTTCTAATGTGGCAAGAAGCATATAGAATCTTTGAAATAGATAAAAAGAATCCATATCCTAAGACTCTGTACCATCCCTACAAGGGATCCAAATTCCTTCCCTTAGATAAACCTCTAATAGCCTATCAAGGAATAGTTTTTAACCCTGGGAAGAAACTCAATCCTTATAGAGCAGGATGGCATGTAGCCCTCAATAAAAAGATTATCGACAAATACCTAAATCACTTTACTGCTGATAGAACTCTATGTATATGTAGAGTCTTAGTTAAAGAGACTAGGCCTAAACCTAGGTCTAAATCTTCCATTCTCTTGGCAAAAGAAATGATGGTTCTCTCAAAAGACTGGATGAAGGCTATCTTCTCCGTCATAAAGAAAGGAGAAGTAAATGCTTAATCCCCCTCTTACCTATACATTTGATGATTTATTGCTAGTCCCCCAGTACTCTGAGCTAGCGTCCAGAAAAGACCCAGATATATCTACATCTGTAGGGACTATTCATGGAAAGATACCAATTGTAGCCGCCCCTATGAATACTGTCTGTGAGCTAGAAATGGCTAGACTCCTAGATGACCTAGGAGGATTCTCCGTCATCCATAGATTTATGACTCCAGAAGAACAGGTAGCCATATATAACGATTTATCCATTCCAGACAGTGTCTTCATGGCTATAGGAATCCTTTCTGAAAATTGTGAAAAGAGGGTAAAGGCTCTTATAAGAGAAGGGTGTATGAATTTCTGTGTGGATGTAGCATATGGGAATACAGAGAAGTCTATTCAGACAGTAGAATATATCTCAGCTATGACAGGTCCAGAAGGTAATGTGATGGCTGGCAATGTATGCACAGCAGCAGGCGCAGAAGCTCTATACTTAGCAGGTGCTAATATTATCCGCGTTGGAATTGGTTCAGGTAGCGCCTGTAGAACTCGTCTAGTCACAGGACATGGAGTTCCTCAACTATCTGCTATTCATGATATATGTGAGCATATGGATAGAATTAATGCTCCAGTAGAAATTGTTGCAGATGGAGGCATCAGAAATTCTGGGGATGCAGTCAAGGCTCTAGCTATGGGAGCAGATGCAGTAATGATTGGAGGGCTCCTAGCTGGTACCTCTGAGGCTCCTGGTGAGTTAATAACTAATCCATTTTCTGGACAATTAGTTAAGAAGTTCTGTGGTATGGCTAGTAAAGAAGGTAGAGAAGGATGGTTCTCTCCTCAAGAAACAACCTTTGTCCCAGAGGGAGAAAGCTTCACTGTCCCCTTCAAAGGTTCAGCTAAAGTAATATTGAACGAGCTATCAGATGCTATAAAAGATGGTCTATCTTATTCGGGCGCTAAGAATATATCAGACTTACAAGCTAAGGCTAAATGGATTAGGGTAACAGATAATGGACGAAGAGAAGGAAATGCCAACAGAAAACTCCACTCAAGCTAGCCTCAAAGAATCCCTAGATGAAGCAATAAATAGCTTAGAATCTATAAAAGAGACAGTTACAGAGATTTACTTCTCTATAGCTAAATGGAATCATCCTCTATGTATGGAAATAGGTGGATTAGTATCAAATATACAGGCTAAGATAGAAAGAGTTAAACAAGTGAGGAGAATAACTTGAGAACAGTTATAATTGGACTTTCTTATGGTGACGAAGGTAAAGGCCGCGTCAGTGCCCATTTTACAAAGGATTATGACTGGTCTGTCAGATTCAATGGGGCTAATAATGCCGGTCACACAGCCTATAAGGATGGAAAAGCTTTCAAGCTCCACCATCTCCCAGCTGGTGCTCTCTTTGGAAAGAAAGTTGCTCTAGATACAGGAATGGCTATCTCTCTAAGAGGCTTGGTGGCTGAATTAGATGAGCTAAAACTAGCTGGTATAGAAGTAGACTTACATATCTCTCAAAATATACATCTAATCACTCAAGAGCACTGTAGATTAGATGGAGATGGTAGCAGTATAGGGACTACTAAAAAGGGTGTTGGACCATGTTATGCAGATAGAGCAGCTAGAAAAGGTTGGAGAATAGAAGAACTTAGACTCCTTGATACTGGAGGAATGATTTATAAAGGTCTTCCCCCGATTCAAGAAGGAGAATCTGTCCTCTTCGAAAGTGCTCAAGGAATAATGTTAGATGTAGACTATGGATGTTATCCATATGTTACCAGTAGTTCTATTATGCCTTCTATGGTCCACAAAATAGATAAAGTGATAGGGGTCATGAAAGCTTATACTACACGAGTAGGCGATGGGCCTCCATATCGTCCCCAAATTCTTGAATTGACTGAAATGGGGAAAGAATATGGCACAACAACGGGACGGCCCAGAAAATGCTACTGGAACGACTTGAGAGAGCTAGACTATGCTATTTCTATTGTCCAACCGGATGAGATAGTAGTGACTAAAATGGATATCTTAACAACAGTTAAACCCTGTATCTATGATAGAGAAGGGACTCTCCTAGAGTTTTCTAACACATCTGAGTACTCAGACTTCTTGGTAGAGAATATCTCCCAAATTAAATGGGTGTCTTACTCTCCAGATGGAGAAATGGTGAGAGTGAATGGTTGAAGATAAGCTATACATGCCAGTAAGGTGGAGAATGGTTTGTCATAAATGTGGAACTAAGCTCGATATAAATACAGCGGCAAACCCACATTACATCTGTCAATGTAATAAGCCAGATGTTCATCTCCATAACCTAGAAAATCCTTGCGAACTCTGTAGAGAGGACAAAGATGAAAAGACTGACCAGTAAACAAGCTAGAGTCATTTATGAAAAGCTTCTCGGTGATTCAGAAGAAAGTGAAAACTTTGAGAAAATAAGCGATAGGCTCATAGACCTAGTAATAGAGATTCACGATACTCTTGCTGAACAAATAAATGCCTTTGATGATGATGAAAAAATTCTTTGGATACTTAGGCAAGGATATACAGAAGACGAAATAGAAGAATATGTCAAAAGGTACATGACAAAGTGAACAAAAAACTAACAGAGAAACTATGGAATAAGTATCCTCTTCTCTATAAGGATAAAGATGCAAGTATTCAACATTCTCTCATTCCATTCGGATTCGAGTGTGGAGATGGATGGTATCAGATTATTGATGACCTCTCTGCTAAACTAGAAAAGGAAATAGAGAAATATATACATACATATCCAGACGATAGCTATCCTCCACGTGCCGTCCAAGTGAAAGAAAAATTTGGGACTCTCCGTTTCTACATGGGAGGATATGTAGAACCTATGGACGAATTAATTGATGAAGCAGAGAGACTATCAGAAGTAACTTGTGAAGTATGTGGCAAGCCAGGAACTCTTAGAGGAAAATCCTGGGTACAGACACTCTGTAATGAGTGCACGGAGAAAAGTAATGCCTAAATATCTAGTAACTTGGACCATAGATATAGATGCAGATTCTCCAAGAGAAGCAGCCGAGCTAGCTAGGTTAATACAACTAGATCCAGATAGTGAAGCAGTCTACTTTGATGTAGACGGAGAAGAAATAGATTTATTTGAGGAAAATGAATGAATTATGATATCAAAATAGATACTCAAGTAAACCTGTATGACTTAGATATCAAACCAGCAGACCTCGCTGCATATATCAATAGTCAACATAGCATAGACTATGATTCTCAGTTTATGAATGAATATCTTTTTGGTCCTGCCTGGTCAGACCAAGAGCTAAAAGAACTTGCAGAAGAATTGTCATTCGATGTAATACATTTCATTCTTAGATTGGCAGAGACTTTAAAGGAGAAGGAATGAAAGATTTATCAGCTCTCAAAAAGATAGTAATCATGGTAGATATATTAGATGAAGATGGAACTCTTTTATCTAGGTCTGGTGTAGCTATAAGAGTCGGAGAAGATATGCTAGACACAATTCTAGACTTCCATGAAGGTTTAGCAGCTACTTATAGACATGTTACCCATAATCTTACAGGAAAAAGAGCAATAAAACCATTAGAAGCAAAGGACTCAGACAATGAAGGTTGAAAACATTGAGGTTTATGGATTCCGAAGAGCTTTCTATGGAATGAGGGCTCCTCTAGAGTCATGGGACAAGAGTGACAGTAAATTTACTATAAGCCAATATGATCCACCTAATCCTTGGCACATACAGGTCCCCGAATCTCCAGAGATTGGCCCAAATGATCTAAAACTATCTTGTAAGCTCATTAAAGGCGGGAGTGAACATCGTAAGTTCCTCCGTCAAATCACAATCTGGTTTGACATCACTATTCCTATTTATGTATGGTCTGAATTAGACACATACAAGGTAGCAACAGTTAGGAATAGCTGTTCTACTATGCATAAACTAGGCAGTAGAGACCTTACCCAAGAAGATTTTCAACTGCCAATAGACTCACAGCTCCTAGACAAACTTAATGAGTACGGAAAACAATTACGTCAGGCTTTAGTTATTAAAGATACTAAGAAAGCTAATGAAATCCGCCGTGAATATAAGAATTTACTTCCTTCTGGCTACCTCCAGAAGGCTACCTTTATGATGAGCTATGAAACAGCTCTATCTATGTATTTTCAAAGAAGAAATCACAGATTGTCCGAATGGTCAGTGGAAAACCCTGAAAGTATATGTAGCTTCATCGCATCGTTACCCTATATGAAAGAGTTCATAGAGGCAAGAAAATGAGAACACCAAGTGAAATACTAGATATAACAATAGCTAGAGATTACTGGTTTGATACTCCTGCCGGATTTGAAGCAGCTACTATGGCTATCAAGATGGCTCAGAGAGAGGCTCTGGAAGAAGTTATTGCCCGCGCAGAGAAATACATGGATAGGAGATACCTCAAATGTAATGAAGGATTTATTACAAGAGGTACAGTAGACGATATCATAGCAATAATTAATGAAATGATAGAAGAAAATGGATTAGAAGAATAGAAAGGAAAAGAAATGAAGAAGAATACTACTTTAGAGCTAACTATTAACCCCGAATATGTGAAGAATTGGGGTCTCTGGGAAGCCACGAGAGAATTAATTCAAAATGCTGCTGACGCTAATGATATTGGCTTTCCAATGCATATTGAATTTAAGAAGAGGCCCACTAAATCTATTCTCCATATCTCAAATGAGGGAATAACTATTAATAGGTCTACTCTATTACTAGGGACATCCACCAAAGCAGGAGACAATAGACAGAGAGGTCAGTTTGGTGAAGGCTTCAAGCTAGCATGGTTAGTTCTACTGAGACTGAACAGGTCTGTCTGGTGTAAATCTGGAGCAGAAAGATGGATTCCTAAGTTTGAACATAGTAATACTTTTGATGCTGATTTACTAAAGGTAGATATAGCCCCCGTCAAATATGAAAACACAGTCATCACAGAGATAGAAATAACTGAAGAAGAATGGACTTCTATTCAGGAAAGAATTCTATTCCTCTCTCCTCAAAAAACTCTTTCTACCTCTTCTGGAGCAGTCCTTACAGACGAAGATACAGCTGGATACCTCTTCTCAAGAGGTCTCTTTGTAGGCAAGCTACCTGGTAACTACAGGTATGGATACGATTTATTCCATGTAGACCTAGATAGAGATAGACGTATTGCAGAACCCTGGAGTCTCAAAACACAAATCTTCGAAGTCCTCTCTCAAGCTCTAGATGCTGGCAAGGTATCTGCAAGCACAATCTATGACCTTTTAAATGAAGAGACTGAAGAAGCTGAAGCAGTCACATCCAGTCTCTGGAGGACTGGTAACCTCCTGATAGATAAAGTAATTACTCATTTTCAACAAGTTCATGGTTCTGATGCGGTTCCTGTATCATCTATCAGTGAATCTCTTGCAGCATCTTGTTATGGAATGAAGGATATTACAGTATCATCTGCTCTCAAAAAGGTCTTAGAAAGCAAACTTGGCTCTTTTGAGTCCAAGAAGACACATCAAGAGAAAGAAATTACTAAAAGATATTCAGTCAATGAACTAGAGCCAGAAGAGAAGGCTAATCTATCCTGGATGCTTAACCTATTAGGAGATAGATATCCTCATGAGCTACAAGTAGTTGATTTTATGAGTAAATCTACTCTCGGCTTCGTGAAACTACAAGACTCTATCTGTATCCAGCTCAATAGGCTCATTCTAAAGGACAGAAACCAACTTCTCTCCACCATGATTCATGAGTTAGCCCACATAGCTGGTCCTGATGGAAGTGTAGAGCATTTAGACAAGGTTTCAGAAATCTTTTCAGAGATTATCATCCACCATTTAGGGGACAATAGATGAAAGTAACCAATCGCTGGAAGAAGTTCCTCCTCCTAGAAATGATGGAACATGACCTCATAGAGTTAGACGGAGAGAAGTATGTCTGTACCCCACATTTTCATACAAGTAAAACTGTTATAGATTTTCTTGAAAAGAACCCAGCTGTTAAGCTCTACACTTTCAAAGAAATAGATGAACTAAAAAGCTCTCACCCAAACTTTATGGCTATGTACCAACTTCTAATGAAGGTAAAGGCAAAATGTGAGTGTGGTGCAGACTCAATAAGTGCTCCAGGACATGACTGGTACTGCCCAAAGAGAGGAACATGACTCTATACATCATAGGAACTATTACAATAGTACTTCTTTTTATAGTAGCAACTGGAACTATAGTAGACAGGAGAGACTAATGTCAGAATTTCAAGTAGTAGTAGTAGTAGAACTAGGCAAGATTGGGAAGCATCTTTGACTAAATAAAATTAATAAGTTATACCTTTCTCATGGTAAAGAAAACAAAGAAATGTTCCATATCATAGATTAAAAGGCCGCCAGCGCAAAGGATGGCCCACAGAAAGAATTCTAGCAAATGGAGGAGCTTTATGTCGGAGTTTAAAGTAGAAGTTGTACAAATAAATAAGATCGGTCGGGTTCCTAACAGTGATTTTCTTTCAATCACTCAGATAAATAAGGGTTATCCTTGTATTTTTAGAACCGGTGATTTTAAAGAGGGTGATCTAGCAGTTTACTGCCCAATAGATTCTATTGTACCTCTAGATGACCCACGATTCTCGTTCCTAGCAGGTGACAATGAAGACAAGAAGACCTCTCGTATTAAGGCTGTTAAAAAACGTGGAATTTTTAGTATGGGACTCCTTGTCCCAGCTGAGCCAGAGTGGCAGATAGGGCAGAACGTACAGGAACTACTCAAGATTGAAAAATGGGACCCAGATATCAAGATTGATATGTCTGGAGAGTCTGAGAGAGATACAGGCATCTTAGTCCCCTATACAGATATTGAAGGTCTAAGAAAATATAAGGGCGTACTTCAGGAAGGAGAACTGGTAGTTTGTACAGAAAAATTACATGGGGCGCAGAGTAAGTATCTTCATGATAGTACTAGACTCTTTATTGGATCACATCATCGGGTTAAGAGACTAGATGGTAATTCTATCTGGAATAGAGCAGCTACAAACCTAAATCTCTCAGAGAAACTACAGAAATATCCAGACCATGTTTTCTATGGGGAGGTATATGGTCAAGTCCAAAAGGGGTTTGAGTATGATATTCCTCAAGGAGATGTAGGTCTGCGTGTCTTTGATATCTATTCCCGCCAAAAAGGAATGTATCTCAATTGGGATGAAGTGGTAACAATCTGCCAGGAATTAGAACTACCTATGGTTCCAGAACTATATAGAGGTCCTTGGTCTCTAGATCTAATGGAACTAGCTGAAGGTCAAACAACTCTAGGTAAGCACATCAGAGAAGGATATGTAGTAAAACCACTCCGAGAACGTTGGGAACATTCCTGTGGTAGAGTAATATTCAAGCTCATCAGTGAGAAATATCTCCTCAAAAAGGGGTAGTAATGACCAAAATAGTTTGCATTGCAGACACCCATGGCTTTCATAGACAAATAGATATCCCAGATGCTGATATTCTCATTCATGCAGGAGATATTGGTATAGAGAAATGGCCAGGAGCACTATATGACTTCAATAGATGGTTAGGAGAACTACCTCACCCTCACAAGGTAGTAATACCGGGGAATCATGACTTCTGGATAGAAAAGAATGTCCAAGAGGCTAGGCAGATACTTACTAACTGTCATTTTTTGATAGACCAGCAGGTAATAATTAAAGGATTTAAGATTTATGGGAGTCCTTGGCAACCATACTTCTTTGACTGGGCGTGGAATCTCCAGCGTGGAGAACAGCTTAGAAGAGTCTGGGCTCAAATTCCAAATGATACAGATATATTAGTTACTCATGGTCCTCCGTATAAAATCCTAGACTTTACCCCTCATGGTTATCTCCACGTAGGATGTGAAGATTTAGCCAAAAGGATTAGAGAAATTAAACCTATGCTTCATATTTGCGGGCACATTCACTATAGCTATGGGATAGAGTCATATGGTCCTACGACCTATGTAAATGCAAGTATCTGCAGCGAAAGTTATGCACCAATTAATCTACCCATAGTCATAGAACTGGAGGACAAATGAGTGAAATGAGACACCTTAGATCAGAATGGCATGATTGTAATATGTTAATGGCGGTAGCGATGTCTACTCGCTCGCCAGACCCAGATACTCAAGTAGGTGCTTATATCTGCACAAAAAAAATAGACCTATCTCTGCAGGATATAATGGAGTTCCTAGAGGAGTGGATCCAGAGAGTATTCCTTGGTCAAGGACAGGAGACTCTCCAGAGAAAACAAAGTATCCTTACATAATACACGCTGAGACTAATGCAATTCTTAATGCAAAGAGTCAAACAGAGGAATGTATTCTTTACTCTACCCTTTTTCCATGCAATGTATGCGCCGGGAATATTATTCAAGCAGGTATCTCAGAAGTAATATATATGAGTGATAAGTATCACTATCAATGGTTTACTAAGCTAGCAAGAGAGCTATTATCTAAGGCCGGAGTAAAATTTTATCAGTATGTTCCCAAGTACTGGTCAGAACAGATTCCACTAATAGTTAATGATGTCTGAAATAGCCTATAAAATACTTCTTTTTCTTCCCCATGGGCCAAAGGAAGGGATTCCATGTAGTGCTGCATCCTATGAACGAGAAACAGTTCCTATTTACTCAATGGGAAACACTAATCCAAGAGAATATCTAAGAGGAACTACTGAAATGACTATCACCTCTTCCCATATATCCCATTGGGAAAACGAAATAATTAATACTCAAACAGGAGGAGAAGAGACTACAGTTCAAGTCTTCTCTTCAGATACAAGTTATGTAATGTATAAGGGTTGTATATCAGAGTTTGGGGAAAACTATGTTAAGATAGTTACATCAAGTAAGCCTATAACGATGCATTCTATCATTTTTGCCCTAGACAAAAAGAAATCTCGCATACAAATCATCTTGGAGGAACAACAAAAGCTATGTACACTGGCGTCCGAGTAATCGAAATTCGTTCAGAATTGATAGATCAAGTATATAAAGATGGATATATAGAAACATCATTTAACAGAACCTATAAGTTCTATCAGAACGAGTATATAATTCTTAAAGATAATGTAGGGGTCCAGAAGTCAGCTATTACTAGATGTAAGAAGGATAAGCTATGTCTAATAAGGACCACCAACGGGTACAATATCTCTGGTGTCCGGCCGAGGAATAAAGAACAAAGCATGGCTCTAGACGCCCTTACTGACCCTTCAATAACCGTAACAGCTCTTACTGGCATAGCCGGGAGTGGAAAGTCGCTCTTGTGCCTCGCAGCAGCACTTAATGCAATAGAAACCGGGACTCAAAAGAGAATAATTCTTACAAAGCCAATGAGTTGGGTAGGTAAACATGGACTAGGCTACCTCCCGGGCCCTCAACCACTAGAAGCTAAAATTCTTACTCCAACTGGATGGACTACTATGGGTAATATTAAAGTTGGAGACGAAGTAATAGCTGGTAATGGAGAAGTAGCTATTGTTGAAGGCGTATATCCTAAAGGTATTAAAGATACATATATAGTTCATACAACAGACGGAACATGTACAAAATGTTGCATTGATCACCTGTGGTATACGCAAACTGCTGAAGAAAGAAAACGAAACAAATTAGGAAGAATAAGAACTACTGGAGAGATTAAGGAAACACTGTACAAAGAAAAAATATATGGCTATCACCAATCAAAAGCAAATCATAGGCTACCAAGAAATGGAGCAGCTCAGTTTAAAAAACAAGAGATAAGTATTCCTCCATATTTGCTTGGAGCGCTATTAGGAGACGGAAGTTTCTCTCATAATGTATCATTTTCTAATACAGATGAAGAAATTTTACAGAGAGTATCAAATGAACTAGCTAGTTTAGACTGTGATATAGTTAGTCCACTCGATACGGCAAAAATTAACTATTCTATATCTAGATTAGAGAATGCTTACACAAAAACCGGCCCCCCAGTTCGTGTCACTAATCTTTTAACAGGAAAAACTGCTATATATCCACGTATTGGAGTTGCAATACAAGAGACTAGATTCAGTCGGAATAACATAAACTATGCATGCAACTCAGGACAACCAAAAGAAAATTATTTATTTGAATTTGTGTCTCTGGAAAGTAGATGGACTAATCCAGTCAAGAGAGAACTAGATAATTTAGGATTATTATTTTGCAATGCACTCTCTAAATTTATTCCTGATATTTATATTTACAATGATATAGAAACTCGATTAGAAGTTTTGAGAGGATTAATGGATACAGATGGTTCAGTAAAAGAAAATGGAGAATCTTCTTTTTGTACTATCTCTAAAGCCTTAGCTGAAGGCGTACAAAGTATAGTTCGTTCCCTTGGGGGTCGGACTACTCTTTGTACAAGAGATAGAAGGAATCAAGAATCAGAACATGAAACATGTAAAATTAAATCAAAACATATTATATATGAATTTACAGTTAGTCTTCCTGAAAAATATAATCCATTCTTTACTAGAAGAAAATATAATCGTTATAATCAAAAGTTTATACATGGTAGCTGGATAGATAAGGTTGAATATTCTAAGAAAGCAGAAGTACAATGTATAAAAATCTCTCATCCTAGCCATCTATATATAACTAATGATTATATTGTTACTCACAATACTTCGGCAGAAAAATTTGAGCCCTATTTAGAATGCTATATGTGCAACATAGAACATCTTGTTAAAGGGAGCGGAAAGAAGAAATCCGTTAGACATATTTTAGACCAATATGACATAGAGTTTATACCTCTACAGCTAATTAGAGGAGCAAGCTGGGCAAATGCATTCATCATCTGTGATGAGGCACAACCACTCAATGCTATGGAGATAGAAACTCTTGGCACTCGTGTAGGAGATGGCTCTAAAATAGCAATCCTAGGGGATTTAAACCAGAGGGACGAAGATATAGCTAAGGATAAAACAGGACTATATAGGCTAGTTAATAGTTCGATTGCTAAGGATAGTGAATTAATAGCATCAATAGAACTAATCAAATGTGAGAGAAGCCCAACAAGTGCTCTATTTAGTGAGATTTTTGAAAAAGGAAGAGTATGAGAACAACCAAACAATCTATGGGAGAAATCATAGATAGACTTACCATCTTAATGATTAAATTCTCCAAAATTAGGTCAGCTAAAGGAAGAATGACAGCCCTGAGAGAATTAATTGAAACTATTAAGGGCTCAGGATTTGAAGTAGACGAGCTAGATCTTGGAGGAAAAACAGGACAGCTGTTAGATAGATCTATCACAGGTCTATACGATATTAATGACCATCTCTGGGATGTAGAAGTAGCAATCCGGAAGGAACCAAGTATAGAACTCATTAAAGAGGTCCATCAGTGGAATGCGGATAGATCCGTATTTAAGTCTGATATTAATAAATGCTTGGGAACAGATGAAGAGGTTAAGGATTACCAATGCTAAAAGAGTTAAAGGGTGAAATAATTAAACAATCTCAAGAATTTTTAGCAAAGACTCTTTTAGAGATACCATTTGTTACGCTCATTCTACCAGATAGACATAGCAAATATCTAATAAAATTTATTAAAGAAAAAGGTCTATCGCTAGTTATTAAAGAAGACTCAAGTTCCAAACATAAGATTTATGTTGCTTTTATATGGATTGGGTTTCCAGCTTGGATTTCAATAAACGAGAGGCTCCTCCAGGCTGGATATACAGGCACTGATATTAAGGCTGAAGTTAAAGTTCCAAGAATTTATGTAGAAAAACTCAAGACTCTAATAGCAGACATAGACGCCTCTGATGATGCTATCCCGGTAGAAATGTTAACAACCTGGGGCTCAAATCCAATAACATATCTACCAGATTATGTTCCAGACCCTCTTTTAATGAGAGAGACTTTTTCAGATATAGATAAGTATATATCTGAGAGCCTCGTAACTAAAACAAAGACAGGCATCATTTTATATGGCTCTCCTGGGAATGGAAAGACATTCTTGGTCAAATGGTTAGCTTATAAACATAATATACCTATTCAAATAGTTACGTTTGATAACGATATTAAAAATCAGGGGATAATTAATACGTTTTCTCACGTTAGGAACCCATCTATTGTTCTTATTGAAGACTTTGATAGTTACTTTAACTTAAGAGAACCAGTATTACAAAACCAAGCATTTTCATTTGATGCTCTCCTTAACATTTTTGATGGAATATATTCTCCTACAGGACCGGTTATATTTATTCTGACTGCAAATAATATAAACTTAGTTGACCCAGCCCTTAAAAACAGACCTTCTCGATTTCGGATAGTAAGAGAAATAGCTACTCCGTCAGAAGACATAAGAAAAAGAATATTGAAAAACTTCCCAAATGCTATTGGTCTAATAAAACAAACAAAGGGAATGTCCTTAGACCAAGTTCTGGACGTTGCGGCCAGATTGGAAAAGGAAAACAAAAATGGTACTGAGGGTTAATGATACTATCCCCAACTTTCATAGAATAGAAGACCTCAAGCACTTTCTAGAAACTACAGGATGCAGGAGATGTGAACTAGGCTCTCAAGAAGGTCTACATGGATGCTGTGTAGCTAGAGGAACATCCAAGAATAAGCTCATGATTGTAGGCGAGGCTCCAGGAAAGAATGAAGATCTAACTAAGACTCCATTCTCAGGCCCGGCAGGAAAGAAACTAGACGAAATTTGGGCATCAGTAGGCATGTCTACGAAGGACTGGTGGCTCACAAATACAATAAATTGCAGACCTATAGCCCCTCCAGGTAGTGGAAGAGAGAATACTCCTCCTACAGCTGCTCAGAAGAAAGCCTGTAATGTCTTCCTCTTCGACCAGATTAGACTTCTCCAACCAAGGATTATTGTTCCTCTCGGGGCAGTAGCTACAGCTTCTATCTTAGGAATGAGTAGCATCAAAATGGGAGACTATAGAGGAAGATTATTTCAGAAAGAATTCCCTGCCAATTCTGGCAGGGAATGTGATATATTCCCTATGTACCATCCGAGCTATTTAATTCGGAACAACGGGAATAAGGAAAGATACAATAGTATCAGGAGTATCATATGGAAAGACATACAGCTCTTGAAAAGCTTAGTAGACCGTTTAGATACAGTCTAATTGAGCTAGAAGGAGTAGAGCGTCTAATCAAGCAGTCCTGTAATAGGTGTTACGGGACGGGGATAGTGGGACAGTGGTTAGACCTTGGTAACGATAGATTTGCTATCAAACCACTAAAGAAGTATGACAGACTACCCATCATCTGTAAGTGTGCAGAAATAGTAGAGAAAGAAGAGGAAAGTGAAACACCAGCTGAATGACAAAGTGTGGATCATAACAGAAGAAGTAGTAGGTTCTTCACCATGCCCAACCTGTAAGCTCAGTAACTTTGAAATGAAAACAGAATCAAAAGAGGTTAAAATTAGCGATATATTGACCCATAGTAAGAGTTATGATGAGCCTAATAGTACATACAGAGTGAGAGTAGATGAGGAAATAGAACTACCTCTTGTTTGGTATGGTGAAGATCAAATATTCTTAACCAGAGAAGAAGCGGAAGCAGAAATTAAAAGAAGCAAACACCCAAAGGAAGAAGAAAGTGACAAACCTACAGAATCTACCGAGAACAACTAGAGATTCAAATATACTTCCCAAGCCAGGAAAGAATCCTGGACCTCTAGATCTGATCGATATAAATAGAGCTAAGGGAATGGAGTTATTCTCTAAGGGACTACAGAGATTTACTTCAGACCCTGAAAATCAACAAGAACATCTTGGTACCGCGCTTGAAGGAGTAAAAACTCATCTAGAAGCTAATACTAATCTTGCAGATATCTTGAGACATGACCTCTTAACCATGATTCCAGAGATTGTAAAGCATACTAATGCTCTTCTAGAAATCACAGCTAATCTCAGGGCTCTAGCCAAGACTCTAATAGATAAGGATGTAATCTCTGATTTAGATGTAGCTGAAGCTTGGAAAGAAATAGTAGAAACTGAACGGGCAAGACAAGTAGAACAACCTGTTACCGAGTCATTGTAAATTCTACGTGACTTCCAACAACATATTTCATCTCTACTACATTAGTCCGCGCTTTGAGCAGAAGAGCTAATAGACTGGCTACTTCTTCTGTACTCTTCAATTCTTTCATAGCTGTAACACCAGGGAATTCTACCTTCTCTACTACAGTTTTAGCTTCATAGGCGTCTTCTCGTGCAACTAGGTCTGCTTGCGTCTGTGGATCCATAATTGACATGTTTCTTTACCTTCCTTATTGTTTCCCGCAACAACTTGCGAACAGTTCTCTTATCCTTCTTGAGGATTTTACTCAGTTTAACTATAGATAATCCTTGAATAAAATGCAAGTATATCATATATATCTGGAACGCTGATAAAAAATAGAGACTAGGTAAAACCAAAGATTCATCCTCTATCTCTTTTAACTCTCTATCAGGAACTCTTAGCTCCTTAGTATACCAGAAGGATAAATCAAATATTGAGAGTCTAAGTAAGTAAGACTTAATTGATTGGGTTTGCCAGTTCTGTCTATTTGTATAGAGTCTGTACCAGATTAAACGTAGCTCTTGTTCTATATCTTCCCGTGAGACAGAGAAAGAATTTCTTCTAGTAGCTAAAGAAGCTCTCCTGTATAGCTCTCTCTGATAACCATCTTTTAAGACAATAGACTGTTTATTCTCAACTGCATAGAGGACATTGACTAGTCCATCAAACTCTTCTTGAAAGCGGGAGAAGATATTACTCCCAGTTTGAAATAACATTACGATACTTCTTGTCTAGCTCATTATAGTAGGCATAAACAGGAACCCCTAGTTCCTTAAAGAACTTATCTGCTTTTGTCCCCTTCCTTCCAACTATTACTCTAAGTTTCTTGAACTCATCTGGATAATATTTCTTGAAACGCCGGATAGCAGCTCTTCCCTTACTAGTTAACTGTCCTTTAATCTCTATGTATAATTTAGGAGTAACTATATCTGGACAATAGGACACTGTCCCTCTTTTAATCCCTTCGAAAAAGAATACTTTTGATTCATATTCCCATTTCACCTGCTTGTATGTCAATAAGCGCAGCACATTTGCTTCCCAGCCCGACCTGACAAACAGAGGCCTACCATTGACTAAGATGTCCTCTCTCTTACCTATCTTAGTCTTCCTATTGTCTTTCTTTGGAGGTGGCTTCCCGTCAAACTCATCGAGTTTTCTCTGAATGGCAGCTCTAGACATTCCAAGAGCGATTGTAAGTTGCATGATAGGGGCATCTCTGTGGGCTTTTAGGTAGTCGACCATAACAGGACACCATTTGACAGCTCTATTATGCCACATTTACTTTAGAGTCCCGAGAGCAGTAACTGACTTCCAGTCATGTCTCAGTAGTTCTTCTAGGCATTCACTAGGGAAAAAGGTAAATTCATCTAGAACTAAATGATACTGGTTGTAGTCAAGACCCCTCATCCAGTTGGGAGTCACTGACTGGGTTGCAAAGTTAAGATCACCAGGTTGTTCCTTAAACATTGCAGTACCGAACGGAACCCCATAAATTACTTTCTCTCCAGCATTTCTCTTCAGTTCACAGAGTTCTTTGAGAGCTGTAGTTTTACCACTTTGACGTGGGTATAGCTTAAATACTCCTGCTACTTCCTTCCAGTATGAACTACTTGGCAAATACCTCTTAGCATCTTCCCTTATTAAAATCTGACTATTATTGAACTTCTCTTGATCTAATATTTCTCTAGTGATTCTGTGCATGCATCCTCCTTTGGTGGATATCAAAGGCCATCTTACTTATTGGCCCCCATATACCATCTACTTCTATACCATCGTAACCATTTAAGCGTAGCACAGTCTGCATACGAGAAGCAATACTAGTACGTAGTTGGTCAAGATTGAGCTTGAGACCTGGACAAGTTTTACGTAGAATTCTACTCCCCTTTCCAGGAAGCCATCCAGTACCCTTTAGTTCACGATGCCCTACCACTGATGAGGGAGAGAGCCCGAACTTGAAGCAGAGAGCATTACAGCGTGTTATAAGCGACCTAACAGCTTCTTCGCGAGGGGCATATACATCTTTGCCGTTGAGGTCAGAGCATCTATACATGAGTGCCACACCAACAGACCCTGGATTCCAAACTCCTACGTGCCAGGTAATCTCTTCATATGGAACACACCAATATACCATCCCATTCTTCATAATTACTTCGTGATAGGTACATTTTGGACAGCCGCTTGAACTGATATGATTAGGATTTATGTCATATTTTGCTAGAGTCTCGATAGACCAGTCAGCATCTGTAGTGTGAACTACTATCCTCTTGATATCACTCAGCTTTCTAAGTTTATATCGTTTAGTTGGATGGACAGGAAGCTTGTCTGTATAATCAGAAACGAGTTGAGACATATCTGTACCCCTCTTTTACTTAGATTGTCTCATCCTCCTATACATCTCTCTATTGTAAGCTCTCTGTTTCTCAAGTTGTTTCTGATGGAGTGTAGGTGGAGCTACTACTTCCTCACCCCATTCAGTTTCTTCTATCATCTTGAGTATTGTAGCCTCTGAAAGAGATTTTTCTAGCTTATAGGGAATCTCTATGTATTTCCACCCGGCATCAAGAGCAGCTTGTTTCTTAGACTTGTCTCTCCTCTGCTGGGCACGGAAAGAATCTATTGCATCTTCCGTAGACATACCAAAAGTTTGAACTGAATAATGTTGAATTCCATGACATTCTATTACTACACGGAGATTTAGAATTACCCAATCAAACTTATGAGAGTTATCTCTATATGAGGGATTAACTCTACTTACAGGATACTCCTGAAAGATACCTTGTTCTTTCAGAGCAGGGGAAGACCTAAGTATTTCCCCCACTTTTTGATGAAGTCGACTTGCACTCTCTCTATAAGAGTGTCTAAATCTAGTGGAATTCAATGCTTGTAGAGTCCCAAGTACCAGAAGGTAGACCAGTCCCAGTGGTATTTACGGTTATCCTATCAGTAGTTTCAACTCCACGGTAAGAGAAGAGGTCTTGTGCTAGCTCTGGGGAGATAAAATACTGGTCTTCTTGTCGCTGGAATTCTTCTATTATCTCTTGGACATATTTCCCCACCGATTCAACTATTTCAACTGGAGACTTAGGTTTAATACCTAAGATTAACCTTATCCGTTTCCTAATATCCATGGGAGAGTACCTCTGTTTAATAGTTCTTCTATACGTGTCATATTCAGAAGACCCTTCTCTTCCGCAAATGCATGTAAATCCTCAACTAATGAATCATCTGTTATGAACTTACAATTTGCAGTGATATCACTAGAGAAATCTACTGTATTGAGGACTACTTCTTCTATGTAACACTTTCCTCTGTGAGAACCTCTGACACAGAGCATTACGATAAACTCCCTCAGATTGTGAGAGATTGTTCCCAGGTGAATCATGTGAGTATTCCCCGGGATAGGAAAGATATTACTGTCTTTTAGCTTCATACTTCTACGCTAGGAATAGTATCTGGACGCTTATCTTCCTTACCTTCCATTGTATCTAAGAAATGGTCGTAATCTCTAGCACCAATATCTCTAGCCTGACTAACGATATTAGGTTCAATGAGATTGCTACATCTGCCACATCTGAGCATCACAAATGGAACTGAGCCTGGGCGCGCAGGAATATGTTGTCCAACAATCAGGTTATGCTCTGTCTGATATCGTTGGAATTCTACTTCTTCAAACCATTGAGATCCACACTTGGGGCAAATCACACACTTGAGAGACATATCCTCAGCCTTCTTGAGCTGTCTCGCTTGTAATTCTGCAAAGTCGGTATAACTACTCATCTTGAGATTCTCCTTCCTCTTCTTCCTTTACTTCCTCTTCCTTTTTCTTACCTACTTCAGTCAATTCTGGAACAGTATCCTCGTCTTTGAGAATGGCTACTGTCTGACCAGTACTATCTTTTATTTTTAACACTAGAGTCTACACCTCCTAAATATTGGACACTCATGACATGCAGATGTTCTAGAAGGATATGATACCCTTTTTTGAATAGCATCTGCAACCTCAATAGCACCTTTGAGAGTCCTCTTATGGGCGCATTGAGGAATAACTCGTTCATATGTAGAGAATGCTCCATAATCTCCTATTGTCCATACACGTAGAGCTATTGGTTGATAGCCTAAATTGTGAGCAACTATTAAAGCTTTCCCCCGCATTAAAAAATCATTATACATTGTCTCTGTAGTTATTTCATCTCTAGAAAAGACCATTACTTTCACTGGCTTAGACAATTGTATACCATCTAAGCTTTCATAGAAATAATGACTACCTTTTTCAATCCCAAGTGTCATATCTATATAGGTATAATAGTCTTCCTTGAGATAAAAATCTTCATACCATTTCTTCGCTGCTATTAGACAATACTCAGCTAACTTTCTACTCGCCTGGAAAACTTGTTGGTCATTTATATCTATATCTTTGAAGACTTTTACATCTATCCAACCCATTATCTGACGCCAATTAGCTCTATACCCTGTCTCTATTGACCTTAGATAAGCTTTCTTGATAGCGCTAATAGTAATTGCCCTCATCCTATCTATAGGTTTCTTGAGAAGCTTTCTGGATTCCCAATAATATTTGGGACATTCAGAAAAGGTCTTTGTTTCTGAGAAGTTGAGTCTCAGATTACTGCTCCTATTGCTAATCCAAAGGTAAAGAAACCTTCTATATCTACTCCAATGTGGGGAGAGATCCATAAGTTTGAAATAAGTGGAATAGGTCCACCCAGGTTATACATAACTGGGTCTATTCCAAACCCTATAGTCTCTGAGATATCAAAAGAAAGCTGTAGGAAGCGCCAGGAGAGGTCATTCTCAGTCAACCCATACCCCATTAAGGAAATTCCCAGAGAACCTCCTAGAGAGGGCTTCTCGCGCGTCTGATAGCCTATGTAGGCCCCTATGCTAACATGAGGAGCCCACCAGAAGAATTGAGAACTTCTGAGGTCTGTGACTACCATCTCAAACTTCTCTAGCTCTAACTTCTTGATTTCATTACCTTCTTTATCTACCTCATATAGAGTCACGTAGTTATTTACTGCCCCCTCGGGAGTAATGGTCTCTGCATAGACTCCTTTGAGCCGAAGAGTTAGGTTATATCCAATTAGAATTGGTATATCTAGCTCTCCAGGAGAAGGCTGAATTAGACAAGAAATATCTAATCTGTGGTCTTTATAGGTCCCTTTGAGTTTATCTATAGGGCTGAGAGTATGTATTGCTACCGCCTGATAGAGAAGTCCTGAAATGAGATCCTGTTGTATCTCTATTGGAGGACCCTCTACATATTTTACTATTGTTTTCACGGGTTTAGGAACTACTGCTTGTTCTAATTTAGCTTCTAATTCACCATACCTGGTCAATAATGCATCTCTTGTGTTAATTTCATCCTGAATCCTTTGTTCTAGCTTACCAATCTGATCTTGTGCTTCTCCGAACTGAGTATGAGCCCTGCCCAACTCCAGATTCTGAGTCATGAGAGTCTCTTGGAGCTTACTGTTTGTATTAGCTAAGGCAGCGTTATTACACTGAATTTTTATTAGGAGACTGAAAGCTACTGCACAAGCAGCTATTAGAATACCTATTATAACTTTGTTCATTAGTCACTCCCATGACCAACAGACCATGTGCTCCAGGAAATATGTCTAGTCCCCCGCCAAGAAGGAACTCTTTTCATTTCATCAGGAGATACTCCACATTCCTGACAAGAATCCTCGTTGACTGACTCGTTGTCTAACCAGACTTCTTGGACATGTCCGCACTTCTGGCACTCGTAGTCGTAAATCTTCTGCTGTTTCATTTACACTCCTAAAATAGTTCTCTATGAAAAAATCTATATATCCCGCAATCTCTTCTTCGTCCAAGCCTAGTTTTCTAAGACTTTCTTTATCTTCTTCCATCTCAGCCCAAACAGCAAGAGAGTGCATCATTCTAAGAAAGCCTCCTTCTCGTTAACTTTTCTACTCTCAATCTCTCTATTTCTAGCCTGAATCATTCCCATGTCAGCCCTTGAGAAGTCTGAACAAGCTGGGAAGAAGTTCAAATAGAGCTTGTTCTTGAAAGAAGTGATCTTGTTCTTACCCATCTCTAATTCTAAGATAGGAAGCATTTCTTCCCGACCAGAAACCATAGCTGTATGGTAATAACGAGCCTTGTCTCCATTTTCATGAACATCGTTGTAGATATGAGTAATTAAACTTGCGTCATAAATAATCTTCCCTGTCTCAGAGATATCATCATTGATTGCTCTGTCACCCTTCTTGATTTTTCTATACTCAACGGTGGCAAGAATGCAAACGTGAAGCCTTGTCGCTAAGTCTTTCATGGTGCTAGAGATAGTTTTGAATCTGACTCTTTCATCCTGTTCATTCTTGAAATCAGTACATTTATGAAGATTATCGAGGACATAGACAATCTTTCTATTGGGATATCTGGTCTGGAAATATCTGATTAATTGTCCCGCAAAGGCAATAGAGCTACCATCGTTAATATCTTTGAGGATTAATCTCTCCTTCTCCATTAAATGTCTAACTTGAGTATATCCTATTTCTCTTTTCTCTAGTAATTCACTAGGATTAGAACGACTTTTGATATGATAATTAGGGTCAGTAACCTCGTTGAGAAGAAGAGATTTACTTCCTTCAGCAACACAAACGAGCTTAGGAAGTAATTGTGCAACTGTATCATCTATCGAGTGATAGATAACTACTGCATCATTCTCTTCGTGATTAGCAATCTCGTAAGCAATTTTAACTAAGGTTGAAGTTTTGCCTACGTTGGCCCGACCCCCGAAACAGAGGAATACATCCTGTTTCCATTCCCCACAGAGAGCTTGTTCCAGTTCCTTGAGGTCTTCTCCAAGAATAAATCCAGAGAAGCTGCCATCTTTACTTTCTTCGTGTCTCTTCTGAGAATCTAAGGCTGAGAGACAAGAGTGACTGGAAAAGCTATCTTCATCATATTGTCTAGCGAGGTCAAATAGAGCCCTCTCTGCATCATAGAGGACATTTTCTGCGTTCTCTGGTTTTCTCTTGAGGTTAAGAGTCATCTTCTCGATAATGAGGTCTCTCTGCCGCTGTTTCTCTGCTTCTCTAACGTTCTGGAGGCGCTCTACATCAGATTGAATAGCTTTTAGGCTGACTCCAGTGGCTAAAGCCAGAGATTTACAATGTTTCTCCTGTTCAATATATGAAACCTCATTTACTATGAGAGGAATCATAGCCTTACATACTTCATCTCCTTCTGCTTCCGCGTTGAATCTGGAGAGTCTCCATTCAAAAGCAGACTGTTTCTTCAGCCGTTTGAATTTATTAACCCCTTCTTGTTTAATGAAATCATCTGGGTCTAATCCATCAGGAGCTACAACTATACGTATATTCAAGTCCTTGTGGTTGATGAGGATACTATCGAGAATAGCCTGAGTTCGCTCTTGACCCTTTTCGTCACTATCAAGACAGAGAATTAAGCTATAGAGATTATGCTGCTTGAGAAGCTGAATCTGGTCCGGGGAAATAGATGACCCACCGAGCGCTACACAATTCTTAATTCCATGCAAGGCTGCTGTGACTACATCTGAATACCCTTCAAAGATATAAATAGCCTGGTCAGCTCTCTTTCGAAGGCGAAGGAATCTATCCAGACCATATAGTCTAGTGCTCTTCTTATAGATATTGCACTTAACTCCAGTATGTTTCTGGTTTACGTATTTAGATCCCTCTCCGTTATAGGAAAGATTTCTCCCCGCAAATCCAACAGGTCTTCCATGTTCATCTCGGATAGTAAAAACAAGTCTATCTTCTCCAAAGATGTCCTTTCTAGATAGATCAACATCATCTAGAAACCCTGCACTAAATCCAGCTAGTTTAAAATTCTCTCTAAAGTCTACATAGCTAGAGATACATCCTATACCAAACTCCTTACAAATACTCTCAGGCCATTTCCTTTCTTCGATAGTCTTAAAGAATCTTTCATCTTTTTGGCTGTTGGTAATATAGTCAGCTGCTCTAGCATAGACTCTGAAGGTATCTAGCTCGTATATCTCTTCTTCTGTAAGAGGACCTGCTTCTACTTCAACCCCAAACTTCTTGGCCAGATACATCAGATTCTCTGTAATGAACCCAATACCAGCAATAGGTTTATTTTCTAAGTAGTGAACAGCATGGAAGATACTTCCTTTGCAGCCACATGAAAAACAATTGAATACTTTCCCTGCATCTGGACCGCTACCTGAAAGAGCACAGGAGGGATTCTTATCTTCGTGCGAGGGGTTAATGCATCTAAATGTTCCCTGGGGACTAATCTTAATCCCATGGCTCTCTAAATATTCAGGCAGAAATACACTAATCCTCTCTCGGACCTCATCATAATTTTCAATTTTCATTATTGTTTTCCTTAAGTTAGGAGACCTTGCTCTGTAAATGCTTTTCTTTGGCTACAAACTTCGTAACCAGCACAGTATTTACATCTTTTAACCTTAGGAGGACGCCGCTCTATGTAACCAGCTATCTTTCTTTGTTTCATGTAATCCTTTGCTTCTGCCTCTGTGGTACAGAGTTTGGTAGCTCTCTTAGCCTTATGCTTAGTTACTGCAAATGTTTCTGGATCAGCCCAAAGCTCATCCATTGTACAAAGAGGTAAGTCATCATCAGGAACATCTCTAGACTGTTCTAGCTCTTCTAAACGACCAAGAATATAATTCTCTGTTACATCTAGAGGAAGAAGCTTGATTTCGTATCCAGGATAGATTCTCTGTTGTGGATATTGAGGGTCTTGTCTTGCCTTAGATGACTGCCAGTCAGTGAAGAAGAAATCTATATACCCTTCATCTCGCATCTGCTTGCTAGCAGAGAGAAGCCATCTATAAATAGATAGTTGAAGTCTGTAGTCTTCGTCCTTACCTCTGTATACATAGGACCACACAGAGGTTGTCTTAATATCTCTGAGAGTCCAAGTACCATCATAGTTATCTACCTGAATATCGGGTTTCCCTGTGATATTAAACAGGGTTTCACCCAATAAAATTGATCTAGATACCCTAGTTTCCTTAACTATACCAGGTGTCTGTATTTTCTCTATTGAATCATGGATTGCAGTACCTAGCCTAGAAGCCACCAGACTGCTTACATCTTGTTGAAGCTGGTTCACATACCTTTTTGTTAATATAGAAGCTCTGGTGGGCTTCATTAGGGTTGTAGCACTGATTGCGTAAGGGTTCATTGAATGGTCATAGTCATCATTGACTAGCCAATCAAATATGTACAAAGGTAAATTTAGTTGATTAGTGTATTTCACTATATCTGTCATTATAAAGGACTTTCTTGGTTAATACTAGCTCTGTAGAAGAGCTATCTGTGTCTCTAGAGACGCTATTCTAATTTCTAAAGCATTTTGATTTTGAGTCCGTAGAAGTACTAGCTGTTTGAGTTGTTGTTTCGTAGCTAGTGCATTCAGTGCCTCTTGAAGGTCACTAATAGCCTCTTCAATAGCAAGAATTCTATCTTCAAGAGCATCAGCAGTTAGACTCATTATGGCGCTCCAAGGTTCTGTAGAACACTACCATGAAACGAGGTTCCGTTGTAGTAAAAAATGAAGGTATCTACAGAATCTAGAGTCGTGGAGACTACAGGTGCAGTAGAATCCTCCCAAAGGACTGTTCCTGGCCATACTATATCCCTAGCTACAGCACTATCTTGTCTAACTTCGAGGATATATGTAGCACATGCTTGAGCATTAGAAAAAGCTACTGTGACATCTCCTGAAGCACTCTCTAGATCTAAAATCTGGGCACAACCATTATTCCAGTCTATATCCTGAGTAGTCCCAGCAGGGGTAGAAGTAGGAGGAGTTGGTCCATATATTTGTCCTGTAAGTTGTATTCCACTAACTGTTAGACTGGTATAGTCACTGTTATCAGCGAGTCTTACCTCAAGGTCTGTTCCATTTCTTTTTAGCGCCGGATAGGCGTTCGTAGTTCCGCCAAATCTTACAAGTCCTCCCCCATCTAACTCTATTCCACTACAAGTAATATCTTTTGCATTATCTATGTCCTGGGAGTCCATATCTAAGGAACCTGACATAGTTCTAGTCCCATTTGCTAAAAGATACTGTGGATGGTCATCCCCATCTAGTCCAGTAAGAGCTAGTCCATGGTCCAGTTGTCCAGCTTCTGCTCCTGTAGATTGGTGTGTATGGTCTACACTTTCTAAACGATATCCAGCGTGTGGGTCACTAGCAGCTATATGGTCAAAAGCCCAATTAGAAGAAATTGGTTGTGCTGTTTCACTATCTACTGGGGTATCATCAATATTTGCCACCAATAAATAGTGTGGGTGATCATTGTCTTCTAATCCCAGGAGACTTCCATGGTCTTCTAGGGAAGAATCTACCATAGTAGCATCTATGATACCGGAATCATTGAGCTTAACAGGTTTTCCAGCGTCAGCTACTCCAGCAGTAGAGTTAATGAATTCATTCTCGCGGAAATATCTTGAGTCTAACTGGTCTACATGAGCACTTGTGTCCACTAGATGACTAGAGATAGTTTGAGATATTAATCCTGTTTGTTCGAGCTGAGTTAGATTAGTTTCTAAAGTATTTATTTGACGTTGAAGAGTAAGAATAAGAGATTTGACTTCAGACCTAGTAACTAACTGGTTAAGTGCAGTCTGAATATTATTGAGGATTGTTTCAATGTTCTCAATCCTCAGAGTTTCATTGTCACTCCAGGTCAAGTTCTTTCTCCTGGGTCTCGAATTGTGGAGCTACTTTTTTCTGCCACACATTACTTCCTACGTAGGCTGCATAGACCGTACTGAGTCCTCCAATAAAAGCCATTAAACCAGCACTAAGGGTTGGAATGAGGGCAGTAGATAGAAATCCAATTGTCATAAAACCTACAATAATGAAAGCTAGTCTGAATTTTCTACTCTTCCACATGTTAGTGTCTCCGACGAACTAGTTCCTTTATCTCATCCAAATTTTGCTTTAGCTCACCTTTGAGGTCCTTAACATCTTGTTTTACGTCTCCAACATCATCTTTGACACCCTGAGTGAGGGTCTTAATCTCTGTATATCCTTGTTTTAATACAACAATATCCCTTTCGTTCTTATCAATGTCAGAAGTATTACGAGAGATATTATCTATATTAGTAGAGACACTACCTCTAGTAACACCCCAGGTAGTTCCTGCCCCTATGAGTAAAGCTGCTATCGTAATAGCAGTACCTATTAGCCATTTTCTACCATTCCCGTCAGAGTTAGCCATAGTTTTCTCCTAATCATCAATTGGATGCTCCTTCTCCTCGGGATGATATATTTCAAAGTATGTAATCCAGAATTCCCTCATTTCGGAAGTTCCATCGGTATGAGTCTTTCCACTCACTCCCTGGAAGCTTTGAACATGTCTGAAGGTACGCATCCATTGTTTCACTCTAGGGTCTATATTACCACGGACCATATAGGCATCAAATGAATGCCAGTCGTTGAAGCCAAGCTCAGAACATATTTTCCTTAATTCTACCCAGTGAGGGTTCTCCTTTCCCAAATTTGGTCCGGCCCCTCCCACCCACATATTTCGCGCACCGCGATGAGCTGTAACATTGTCCTGCTTGATGTGATTATAAATTAGATTAGTGTCCATTATCTGATGAGGGTGATTCTTTAGATGTTCATGAGGATTCCCAGCATATTCTATTCCGGGATACTTCTTAAAGAGTAATCTTTTCCAGTAGTTATCAAACTTTGGAGGAGGAGTTTCCCAGACCTTCTTCGGCCCGCGTAGAGAAACAGACTGACAAAGAAAACCTATCATGTCTTTTCCACGCTTTTCTGCTTCTGTTATACAAGTCCTTAGATTTTCTAGGGTTTTAATCTCAAACTGTTCATCTGGGTCACTGATTAACGCCCATGTCCAATCAGGAACACGTCTCAAATATTCATTTCTTTGTTTAGAAAAATCATCAGACCAAGGATGTATGTAGAATTTGAGCTTAGGTTCTTCTTTCTCCCAATTACGAAGAGTAATAATTGTATCATCAATACTTCCACCATCTACTATAATTGCATGATCTACGTAGGGTAGTACTCTCTCTAAACACTGAATAGTCTCGGTTAAACGATTTTGGGTCATAGAACAATAGAATATTTTAGGACTATTCATTAGTTTTCTCCTTATTTAGTCTTTCCATCGTGAAATCCACCTTCACAAGCTACTCCGTAGATAGCACATTCTTTATTTTCTACGGGGTCAAAGATTTGTCTTCTCTCAAGTAGTGCTCTCTTTCTTAAGTCTATAAAAGATACTCCTCCATCTCCATCTCCAACTAGAGCTGTATCTTCAATTACATCTAAGCCTCTTGTCCATCCCTCTCTGTTCTTTATAGAGAGATTATATATAGTTTCTAGCTCTCCTGTTTGAGGATCGAGGGCAACTAATCTCTGGTCTCCAGATGAGTTAATCAATAATCTTCCCCGCCAAGGAATGAGGTCATGAGGAGATTTGATACCAAGACCCTGATATTTATCTTGCCCCCAGGCAGGAATAAAATCTTTCCATTCCAGAGGAGGTGCCCAGATAATCTTTGGTTTCGGATAAAATTGGATAACTGTATGGATACTATTGAACATCCCATATACATTACATCCTACTTGGATTAAGGTATTGAAATGTAGGACATCTTCTATATGACGCTCTCTATAGTCATGAGTAGAGTCAAATGGTTTTCTATCTCTCCCTCTCAATTTAAGAAGTGGAGATAAGAGCTGATATACTTCTGGATTATCTAGAGGCTCATAAATCTTTGTAGAACCCCGCTTGAGGTCAATAACCGACCAGGTATCATTAACTGTACTGACAGCTAGAATACAATCTCCCCAGCCATGTGATAAACCATGTAGATTTCCAAATGAAGGATGAGTAATGCTCATTTGATAATTGAGAGCCTTATCATAGAAATTAATACTATCATTGCTAGCAACAATAACTTTGTTCTTCTTTAGGGTAAGACCTCTATATCCTCTCGTACCACCCCTAGGATTTTCAGACCGAAGAGCAAATGGATGAGGAAAGACTTTATAAACTACTTCTTTCTTCCCAGTTTCTAAATCCAAAACAGCTAGGGCTCCGTGAGCATCCTTTTCAAAGTCTGCTTCTCTAATACCAGCAGATACAAATAATTTCATTACCAGTACTTTCTATCAGGTCGCCAGTTCCAAACCCAATTAGTAAAATGGAAGGTTGGGTCGATACAATTTACTAATTGATGTCTGTCTTCTCTGCCAACAAGGTCAATATTATAAGTATTAAACCTATTGTGTTTAGCTAACCATTCTTGGACAGGAACCGAGAATCTAGGGTTTTGAGTATCGTCAACTATGATAAAAGATGCTTTCTCTGCCCCGGGAATTAGATCCAAAAACTGTTCTTTAGTATTGCTCTGACTATCAAGAAAGATCATATCAAAAGAAAAGAAAGGATTACCGGGTTCATATAGCTGAATGAGTTTCTCTGAATATTCATAAGTCTTCAATAACTCTCATGTTTTATCTAACCATTCTGGACTCTCTTCTACTGAATGAAAGGTCTTCCCATATTTGGCTGAGACGGCCGCAAAGTAGAGAGTGGATAGTCCACTACCTATTTCTAGGATACGGCTAACCTGGGGCAATTTTGAGAGTTCTACGAGCAATCTACAGGTATCTGGATAGACACCAGCAAGTCCAGATTCGATTGCTTCAAACCAATCTATCTCTAGTTCTTCTTTGAGAGACTGGTTATATGCCTCGTAAATCTCTGTATATACTGACATTTTATTCCTTTACTATGTAGCCAATACCAATACTGCTTTGATTCCAAGGACTTTCAAAGACTTTTCCTCTCTTGTTAATCTTCACTTTACTCCATGCTACCTTTACCTCTTCTAGATAATAAATATCGTGTACTGCTATTATCCCACCTTTTCTTACAAGGGGGGAGTAGTCTTCATAGTCTTGTAACATCCCTTCTGTTGAATGGTCTCCATCAATAAAAAGTACATCTATTTCTTGCCCATCTAGTATTTCTATTAGTCTATCCTTTGTTTCCTGCTCGTGAGAGCTTCTAGCTATATGATAGACATGACAATCACTATCCTTCATATTCCAGGGAATTTCTTGTCTAGGGTCAATACCTATAGCCTTTCCGTTTTTATCTAGGTGGGTAGACAGGACCTTTAAGTTACCACCCTCTTTGATTCCAATCTCTACGATAACTTGTGGTGTAGGTTCGAGCCCTTCAACTGCACGGTAGAACCAAATAACTTCTGCTTCCCGTTGTTCAGCTTGGTATCTTTGAACTAGCTGATGTAATTCTTGGTCTGATAGACTCATTTATTTATCCTTTCAAAAGATATGCTCAAGTGCCATGTTAAAGTAACGCATAGCATTACTATACGTGTGACATGTGAAATAATCCTGAGTAGCAGCTAATACTTCATGATACTTCTTCTTGTTGTGTAGAAGCAAGCTAATTACTTCTTCTGCCCTCTCAGGAGGTGCTCCATCTGGAATAAGAACATCTAAGTTCTCGGCCAGGG